TCCGTTCAAGGTCGGCCAAACATTTTTCTAACTCTTTTGTCTTGCGGTTGATTTCTTCCTGTAACTTGGCCGCTTCATCCTTTTTAGAGTTCTTACCCTTACCTTTGGGCGTATCGGTCGGCTTTGGTTCATTGGTGGGCTGTTCCTTGCCTTGCTGGCCTGCCTCTTTCATGGCTTCAACTGCTTTTGCTACTTCATTACCGATTCTCTCAACTTGTTTTTCTGTTTGATTTTCCATTTTTGTAAAATTTAAAAAGTTAATAATTAATGATTTATATAATAGTGTTCAACTATTTATCTAACTTATGTACCTGGCTTTCTGCGAAGAGGTAACACAAGGGAAAAAAATCCTCTTTTGCTTCTTCTTCCTTACCCTGCTTTTTCAATTCCTCAATGCGCTGCTTTTCCGCTTTTGAAGTCACGGGCATTCCCCATATCAACAGGGCTTTTTCTCCCTTGCGAACGGTGTAACCCGCTTCTTTCCACTCCCTGAAAGTTTTTAGATTGGTGTACCCATTGCAAGCGTAATGAAATCGCAACAGACCGTTTACTGTGTCGTCTTCGTTTCCCATATATTCACCTAAATTTCTACGGGCTACCAAAGACTGTGATAATACCTTTAACTGTTCCCGTTTCTGCAAGCGTGCTTCACGCTCTTTCTTTTCATCTCTTACTTTTGTCATAATGCTATATATTAGAATGTTATGCCTCAATAATCACATAATCCTCTACGGTTTGGAAATAGGGATCACCCGTTGAAAGGAGTTCCCACTTTTTGCCCTTTGCATCTTGAAAGAGTATGCTTAACTCTCTGATACCGTCAAACTTTTTGAGTATTCTGTACCCTTTGAAATACTTGTTCAGAACCTCGATAGCCTGTTTGTAAGTAAATGTTTTCATAATCTGCAAATTTTATGTTGAACCTTGAGCTTCCGGGTGTGAGCCTTTTATTGGCTGTTTCCCTGATTGGAGCTTTTTTTTTCTGCGTCGCCTGTCGCTACGCGGTATGTTTCGCCTTTTTTACGCTGCATCAAAAGGTGTTGTAAGGAACAGGAGCAAGTTTTTCAGAAAACCGGAACGGCTTGAATACTACCTGAAGGGTGGAGATTTTTTCTGAAACACCGCTTGAACTTGAGCCAGTGACGTCAACATTTACCTTTGCAGCACAAAAAAGCGAAACTGCGTAGTGATAGGGGACAGAAATAAAGGGCGAGAATCAGAAAAGGAAACAGCCTGAAAATACATAGTTGAAAACTATACCGCTCTACCGGTCTCTACCTTAGATATAGAAAAAGACCGGGGGACCTGCATGGGTGCAAACAAACACAAGGAAGCGTTGCTTCCTACCTCTATACGCGTGCAAAATCCGTACTGGGGAAATAGATTTGCCTGCCTATTTCTTCAGTACGGATTTTGCACGCGCCGGGGACTCTGTTAATGAATGTTATAAAAAATCTATTGCCTTGAAAATGAATACACAATACCCTGTTTTCCATCCGAATGGAAAAAGAAACGGAAGTTTCTTCCTACCGCGCCCTAACAAAAGGCGCAAAAGAAGTCGCAAAAAGTAAGGAAATATGACAAAAGCAACATATTTTTACATCAAAGAAAACACCCTCCGCCAGTCCTCCGGTGCGGCGTTCGGTCCTCAATCGTTGCGAGTCCTGCTATAAGTATTGCGATTGCTGTTGCGAATGTGTGCAGTTAATCAGATACGCGCATCAACGAACCCATAAGCCTGCCTGAGCAAATGCCCGTACTTCGTCCATATACGTTTATCGACCGCATCACCGAAGTGCGTTGCCTCTTCCGGAAGGATGGATTGGTTACGTTCGCTGCGCTTATCCTTGGCAAACCGTCCTTCACGATCTTCAATAACGCGTGTGTTGTTCATGGAGATCAGCGTGTATTTGCATTTCGAGCCGTTGAAACGCTTCTTCGGAAAACGTTCGTCCTTCTCCGCCAGAATAGAAGCCCACAACAGATATTTATCATGCTGCGGCGGTTCCATGCCCGCATGGGTGTGTTGCTCTACCGTCCACCCGTGTTTCTCCAGGCGCTCAATGGCAAGTTGGTTATAGGATTTCTTATTGTTGGCGCGACGTGCATCTCCGTAGCGGTCACGGTAATAATGCAAGCGCTTGTTGATATGGTTACGGTAATAGTGGCAGAACTTATCCATCAGTGCGTTGACCATTGTATCGTCTTCTTCGTCACGCTTGACAAAGAACTCGTTGATATTGTTATCCACCGGCTCACGTGTCAGCAGCTTCGTCACGAAATCATAATTGCGTTCCTGCGCCACTTCAAGGAAGGAGGCGGCAGAACCCCAGTCAGGCGTCAGCTCTATCGGCTGGTTAGAGTTGCAGTCCAGATCACGCCGGCTGTCATCGTTGTTGGCAAGCTGTTGCCAGTTGTAGTTGTGATCCTCCGCAAAGTCACGTATATAGCTGTCATTGGTCGCATTGTAATACACGTGCCGTTCATCCAACTGATAGTAACAGCTATCAATCTTATCCACCATGAAATTCAGGATCTCGATCATGAAGGAAAGCTTATCCATCACCTTGTACTGGTTCAGGATATAGTTCATACCTACATTGGCGATGTTGTCGAAGATAGAGCCAAGGATAAAGAGCGTGCCATCGCGTGAGACGAACGGTGTGATACTTTGCCTGAGACGGACGGTTTCATTCCAGATCTCCTTGAAGAGTCCCGCATCATTCGCAATCCTTGCATCAATGAGCTGCATCTGTAACCGCACAATCTTGTTCCAAACATCGAATAGCCGGATGCCCCTCTCTTCCTCATAATACTTAGCCGGTTCAAGCAGCCATTTTTGTTCAGGCGTGTAAGGCATGGAAGAAAGGAAGGTATTGCCGTGATGCTTCAGAACCGGATTCTCCGACTTGCGTCCGAAGATATGTTCATTACCCCGGTTGGTCGGTGCCGCCTCCTGATCGAACTTCTCTTTATCGAGCGTCAACGCTTCGTCGGTGATGTTGTAGTCAGCATTCGGTCCGCGGCTGTTACCGCCCTGGGTAAGTATATAAAGCATGTGCCCGTTGCTGAAGCTGATACCATACTCAAACGACATGATGTGTTCGTAAGGTTTGTACCATCCTTCAATGGGCCTGCGGCACACCACATAATCACCGGTCTTGCTGACCGGATCCCATTGCTTGTAACCAAGCATCTCCAACATTTTAAATGCTGAAGGCAATGTTTTAGTCAACGCCTGACCAATAGTAGCCTGGGTAAGCGTGGTAATACCGCGCGGCATCAGGCGGATATTGTCATCTATCACGGCACCGGTAATAAAAGATTTACCTGTTGCACGTGAATAGATGACATACCCGTTCTTGTACGGCATTACCAGGAATGCCGCCTGTGCCGGATTGACCTGTATAACCTCTTCCCAAACGTTTTCGTCCATTGTCCTGTCACATCAATAACGTGGGAAAACAATGTAGTTCACACCTTCTGATGAAGTCATACGGGGCATTGGCTGCCCTGTATCATCTAATAGTTTTTTCACTTCATCCGGTTTGAACTTAGCGGATACGGTACAAACAATCTGTGTCTTGCTGACTGACACCATATCAATATGTTTATGGTCAGCCAGATAAGAGATCAGGCGTTTATTGGTCAGTTTCTTCATGATTAATCTGTTTTGAAAGTATTAATTTAACAGAACCCGGAAAAGTAGAACCATTCCGGGACCTGCTAAGCCTCTTACTCTTCAATTATGAGTTCAGAGGCTGCGAACCATTCGGTTTTAACTTCTCCATTTAACGGTTCAGGGGCTGTAACAGCATACGTTGTTGTGCCATGTAAGTACTCGCATTTAGCAGTTATAGTCCCTGAAAAGCCAGATACGCTACTGCGAACTTTGTCGCCTAATTCTATTTCTTTCATAATATGTATATGGGTTTTACAAAGCCCACCCAAGGCTGTTATATTTATGAGTTCATTATTTCTTCTGCCTGCACATCGTCAATAGGTGTGTACATTGAATCCACAAGGACTTTTTGCTCTTCCTGTGAAAGATTACGGATTGCATTCAGCGGGATATCTACCGTTTGCCCCATACTGTTGATCTGGATGTAGAAGACATTTTTCTCCATACGTCGCGGATCCTCAACCGAAGCCGGTTTCTCACCAATCATCTGATGCAACACTTTCTTAGCGTTGTTCCAGTTCTTCAGATCACCTCTGAGCTTACAGTCCCGGATAAGCTGAATCTGGTCCTTGATCATCCAGGCAAACCAGAAATCCCAGTCAAACTGATGCTGCGTCTTAAATAACTCTTTTGCCAAAGCGATATCCTTACGTACCTGTGTACGTGAAATCCGATATTTCGCCAACATGATATTGATGATATGGCTCTCATTGGGATAATCGTCAAGCAAACGGGCTATCTGCAATACCCGATTGCACTGCACCCGAAGATGCTCCGGCAACGGACTGTTTTCCGGATCAATGATGTGCTGCCGGATGAGTTCATATGACTGTTCCTCCAATGCAGATTTACTTTTGGATGTTGTCAAGTTGCTACTCATACTCAAGATATTGCTTTTGCGATTTAAAGAACTTGATCAGTTCTTGTTGTGCCGGATTGCTGCCGTTAATGGCGGACTTGATGATAGCCTCCCGTACTTCAACCATCTGTCTGAGATGTCCCCGGTAGAAAGCTGTCCGAACTTCAGTGCCCGGAGTACGAAGTTCTGCAAGAAAATCCGTCTCATCCACACCGATATTAATTGCAATCATGCCCGGAGGAATGAGCCGGTATGCCATTTTCTCAATTTCATCAAGTTGTTGCTGCGTTAAATTCATCATTCAGCATTTTAAAGTCAAAATCAAAAATATCGCCGCCGGTATGGATGATACCTCTCTCCAACTTCGGGTTGTGGGTAGCGTTCTGACTCCCCACAACCGTGACTTTCCAGTCTTCGTTATACAGCAACGCCACTTTTGCATGTAGTGCCAGGCAGCGGTAGCTGTCCGGGAATGTAGTTACCAGATAGTCGAATGGTTTCGGTGAAATGCTGCGTACACGGTTGTCTATTAAGAATCGTACAGATAACAGTTCATTCGTTTCGACTTTACGACGAAGGGCGTTGATACTATCCATCGAGATGGAGTAAGTAGTCAAGAACAGGTGTGCCGGACCGGTCTGCTTCAAAATATATAAAATCAACTGGATCAGGTTAAATGCTCCGGAAGAATAGAAATGCTTATCCCTGCCGGGTACCAGCATCCCCATAGCGTCCGGATGCAGCAGCTTCTCTGCAACCAAGTCATGGTCGGAGGCTGCCGCATCCGTTTGGCGGAGAGGGAGCGCATTGTCCTTCATGCTCTCCACCGGCATCTCATTCATATCGCTGCAACATACCAACATTATTGCAGTTCGGCCAGTCTATACTCTATTTTCTCGACCAATGCTTCCTGATCAGCGACCTTCTTCTCGTATCTCACACGTTTCGGACAGTCTGGAAGCGGGTTTTCCTTGCCGTCTTTAGGCTTGCTCTCTGAAGAATACAGCAACATGTTTTTTGCCTTGGTAATCTTACTCTTGGCATTAGACTTCGCTTTTTTCAGCTCTTCGACGGAAAGGGAACTGATATCAGTCTGCTCATCTTCCTTTTCCGACTTCTCTTCAGCAGCATCCACTTTTTTATAGAGTTCGTCCAGCTGTTCATCAGTCGGCAACTCCTTTTTCTGCTCATATTGCTGTTTGATGGCAGCCAGCAATGTCATACGATTGGAGAGAGAGGCTATACGAGTAACAATATCCTTACGCTGTGCACATACAGCCGCTATATTGCTCTCACCCTGTTCGGCAAGTAACCGGTGCAGCCGTGAACGTTCATTATAGCAATCCCGGAAATCATAGATGATTTTGGCTATCACTGGAGGGTAGGCCGGCTGTTCATCCGTTTCACGTGCCAGTTCCTTTTCCGCAATGGTAACGATGATCGCCGCCGTTTCTTCCGGAACCGTCTCGGAACGGCCGTCATTACCCGGCACTGCATCATCCGCCAGATCCACATCCTCAAAACGCGGATCATCCGGATGGTACCAGACTTTAATCATCTGCCGGATCTCATATTCCAGCTTCTCGCGGGTATGCGGCTTTTCACCTTGGCGTGCAAGACGTGCGGCGACAAAGCCCTTATACCCAGAACGGGTAAGGATATTCACTCCGGTACTATAATCCCGCTTATTGGAATTTAACCACTTGATACCGTCCCTGCGGGCTTCAATATAGCTCTGTGTAATCTTTGACATTATACGTTGATTTTTAGTGATACGCAAAACTATTGCGATTTTTATTGCCGGAATAGGACAAAACAAAATGTCCGCCTCCCGGAAAGAATTCGGAGACGGACATAAACAAGCAACTAACAAAACGAAGAAACGAAAAATCAACCTCCAGGTGCAGCCTTTACGATAAGAATGTCTTCTGTGTCACCTTCATATACACACTTGACGGGTGTAGCGAAAGTATAGTGCAACGTACTCTGGTTTCGGCCGCTACTACCTGTTCCGGTAGTGGCCCCGTCACCTGAGGCACGCATGGCACCACGTCGTTTGTCACCCATCAGATAATTCATGCCGTTGTTATCAGTTACGATAAAGAACATCTTGCGCCCTTTGGTGGCATTCTCGAAACCGAATACCTTCTTCCGCATCTTGGGAGAAATGATATTCAAGTCCATCAGCGATGACTCACCGCCTGTCTCTCCCTGATCCGTAATCTTGAATTCCGCCAGGTCGTCCGTGAAATCCATCTTGTAAGCCCGCCTGCCTTCCTTCATAACCAGATCGCCAACCAGTGTGCCGGCTTCCTCAAGTGAAAGCGGGGCATCCGTCTTTTTCGGATAGTCCGGCCACGTCGCCACGTCCTCATGATAGCCGAAGATAACGGACGGTACAATACCCGCCATGTTACCTTGGCTATCGCAGTCCATTGCCTCGTTGATATCATCAAGGGCAATACATAATTTAGGATCTACTTCTGCCATAGTCGTAGGGTTTATTCAGATTTAACAACATAAGTACCTGTCACCTTCTCCACCTTGCCCGCAGCAGGAGTTTTCTTCTGTACGGCAGGAGTGGTATATCCGGCAGCCTCCAAGAACTCGACGGTATATTCCTTACCACCGGGAACAGCTACATACGTGCCGGAATCACGCCAGCTCTCTTCACCCTGAATACGCCATTTGCCACCGTTGGCCTTCGCTTCATCCGGTGTAATGGTCACTTCAATATATCCGAACGGATTAGTTCCTTCAGGATCCACCGGACGGTCATTGACACAGAATTCAGACTTATGTACTGATACGAACTGGAAGCCTATCACATACTTGCCCGCAGCATCAAACGTATAAGGATTGCCGGAATTGAACGGCTTGATAGACTTGAAATCACTCTCTTTGTCAAATCCGTAGCAAATGTTATTTTTAGTACTCAGCATGATAAATTGGCTACCATCAGGAAGGTTCGGAATACGTACCAGCTCGCAACGGTTATTGGAACCGAGCAGGTGTTGTGTATCGGAAGTATCTTCTTTTAATCCGATAACGATAGTACCTTCATCTTTGCGCCAGTCATCGTACATGTCGCCCAAATCATCGGAAATGAACATCTTGATGTTCTTTTTGCGCTTGAAGGTACGCGGCATGTGGCGCCACATTTCCAGCAACTTTTCGCCGATGTTGGCGCGAGTCAGTTCACCGGTGGCATATACGTTGCCTTCAGCACTGGAGATGTCTCCGACTGCTTCGCCTTCGGTAACAATGGTACCGATACCGTCGAAAGAGTCCTGAATGTCCGTTTTGTCTGCATCAGCACTGTATTTTGCCGTAAAGATGGCAAACAGCAAATCATTGGATGCCAGTTCATGGCCGTGGTTGATCAGCCACAACTCAAAGGGATGTTCTTTGCGGAGCGTACCGGGCACCTCAGCAATGTAGGTGCGGCGGTAACGTTCCGGTTCATCGGACATTTCCATCACGACGGGACGAACGACCAGACGACGCGGAACAGTCTTACCCAGGTACTTGCCGGCAGTAAACTTGCCGGTGTACTTGCTGGAAATACTTCCGCCTTCTATCTTGCCCAATTCAAGAGAATCGGTAATGCCCGGTACCGGAGTGAAATGTTTCAATACCTCCGAAGCCTCGAGCTTATCAACCGCCTTCAGGATGTCTCTGTGTTTTTTTACCGCGGTCAGAACCGTGGTAATGTCAATAGGTGCTTTAAAATCCATAAATAGAATAGTTTAGATGTTATTCATTCTCATAACTGTTGATCGGATCCGTAGCGATATCGGCAAACTTGCTGTCTTCATCCGATTCCTGATGACTGGCGGTTGCCGTACCGGGTATCTTAGCCACAATATCACGGATAACCTGTACCTTAGCCTTGCTGTCGGCTGCATTCCTGACGCTATCACTCAAGCTGTCGAGATCGTTGACAATTGCCGTCAGATTGTTTTCAGCTGTCTGTCTGGCTGTATTGGCGGCTGCCAAATCACTTTCAGCTTTGGTTTTCGCCTCATTGGCTACTTTGATGGCATTATTGATAGCCTGCAAGTTCTCTACGGAAAGTGATATCTTACCGTCTTTTTCCTCAATGCCTTCGCTATTGAGGATCTGATTAATGAAAGTAAATTCTTTACGCATGGAAATAACTGTATTTGAATTAGAAATGTCTTCAGATTTATTATTGGCAGGAAACAGGCCTTTGATACCGTCAATGATTTGGGAAACAAGGTTTCTGTCATTGCCTTTGGGTTGCGTTTCCACTTCGGAAGCATTGAGTACCGGCAATGGTAAACCGATGGCAGTAAAGCAGTCGGTTATTTCATTGGTTATCTGTGGCTTTTTATGGGCACCGGGAATGATTTTGTCAATGAATCCCCAGTCCTTGGCTTCAGAAGCCGGCATCCAGCGTTCTTCTTCCATCAGGGCAATAACATCCTTCAGACTCTTACCGCTGCGGTTGATGTACTTCTGCGCAATCATTAAGTCAATGGCTTCGGCGCTCTTCTTCTTGTTCTGCAACTCCTTAATGGCACCTTCAATCTGATCGGCATTGAGCTGTCCCCAAATGTCCACGCCCAGACTGCACTTATGTGCCAACCACATACCGTCCTCATGCATCTCGATGGAATTGGCACCGAACGCCAGTATGGTAGCCGCTGAAGCATTGAAGCTGATAAACTCCACCGTCACATTGCCATGCTCGGATATAAGGTTTGCCATGGCGACCGCTTCGGCCACATCACCGCCAAAGCTTGAGACCTTCAGGCGGACGGGTTGGCCTTTTGCCTTATCTAAAAAGTATTTCAGATAATTTTTGTTGTAACAATACCGGTCAATACTGCCGAATAATGTGATAACTGTCTCGTTCATATAACTTTTTTACGCAAAGAAAAGCGCAAAAAAAACGGTACCCAAGGACACAGGGCACCGTCAAACAGGGAATAAGCGTTGTTTTTACGCTTCCAATTCTTCCAATCCGGATATATAAATGGTAGGTTCATCCTGTACACAGGTGAACGTGAAAGACGTTCCGTTCCGTTCGGAAACGGCGCGTCCGCTTGTCTTGTTCGTAGCGAACAGCATAAGTGCGTCTTCTTGTCCGCACCAATGAACTTCGCCATTGCCGTCCACCGCCAGCACATACCACAAACCACGCTCCAGCGTCTCCATCAGCTGATGATTCACTGAGGAAAGTTTAGGAATCACGCCTTCAACCGACACATTCCAGCAATCCCCGGCATCATTCACTTCCTTATCCTCATTATATATATAAGTATCATTGGCATATACCGGTATGGAAATAATATCCTCCCGGTTGCGAAGCTCCAGGTAGTTCAGGCCGGTATTGTAATCTTTGCGGATCCGCAAAAACGAAGTCGGGGGAATGGCAATCATCTGCAACAGTCCTCCGATGTTTTCAAAATCATAGTTTATCACTTTCATACGCTAATCTTCCTTGCTGGGAAATTGTCCCAAACTCGGACAACTTCCCCAATATTATACGGTTAATAAAATCAAAAATTGTAGTATTCTCCACTGTCTTCCGATATCCGTGTCGGTTATACTCCCTGCGGATGGTATCATAAGACCAGGTGTCTTCAGTGAACCCAAACTTTGTCTGGAAATTACGGATGGCGGTTGATAGTGGAAGTCCCATACTGACATGGGTATCAAGATACAGGAACAGTATCTGTTTGATCCGCCGCTCAATCTTGGTACCGAACGCCACCACTTCGGTGTTCGACATCGACCAGCCATAGCGGTAGAAGTCATCACGGCGTATCTCTACCGCCACATTAGCCGTATAGCGGTAAAGGTTGCGGTATTTGTTCTCGTAGCGTCCGGGTTTGGATAGCCGAGAAAGAAAATCTTTCTGCAATTCCTTGTCGGAAGACAGGTTAACGATTTCAGTCCAGGTATCATCAGGAGCATTGAAATTATGCAGTAGGAACTGCCGGACATACGGTTTGCAAGGCAGCCAGCAGACAAATCGATCTTTCTTTGTCATTTAAAGTGTTGATTTTTACACAAATATACTAAATACCGAGAATATAACCAAGCCCTTGCACGGATATAGTATAAAAATCGTGCGGCAGTACTTTTGTACATGTGCCTACTGATATTTGATTGTATATCAACATGTTACACCTGTACAAAAATCGTACATTCCCGCACTAATTCTTCCGTTTGCGTACTTTTCGGCCTTTTTTTCAAAAAAGTACAATTCGTACGCTATTTGTGCGCAATTCGTACGGATTTTGTGCGCCTATAATCTACTGTATATCAGATTTATATAAGAAAACAACGGTACTTCTGCACGAATGCACGATTTTTTTTCTGTTTTTTAAGGTAGTTTCTTTTAAAAAAGAAGAATAAAAAAAAGAATAATATACCCCCTCCGGCAGTTCCCGCGACTGTCGCTCATGCACATTTGTCCAAATGGTTGTTGTAATGGGTTGGGGGAAAGGGGGAAGGGGCAAAAGAAAGAAAAAATAGCATCCGACTGTACTCACGTACCGCCGGATGCAGGCAAACACTCAATATGTACTTTTAAGAATACTCCGCGTTATGTTTTCTTGAAATGACCGGTAATCATCCAAATAATACTCCTGCTATGGAAGATCCTCCGGATAGAATACTCTGCAAATAAATTCGTACTCACGGGGAATTGAACGGACTCCCACAACTATACACAGGCCACGGGCGGCCATTTCATACAAACGTTGGTTAGTAAGTACGGCTCCACGGAAATTATAGTTACTACAGAATACAAAATAGGCCGTTGCCAGATCTATACTGAAGATATCATTCGATATGATTTTTGCTGCATCTGAAGGGATGCGGGCAAAGCCAAGCCGTACTACCAGGCGACTCAACAGATGCTTGCGTTCAACCGGATCCGGTGAAACGACTACCAATATTTTATGCTCTTTTTTTAGCATGATTTCTTGCGTAATTCATTGAAAATATGTATCTTTACATCGTAGTAAATTGGCATATTCTACTCCTTTCTACGTTTCGGAGTGAAGCGATTTACAGAGGTTCTGAAGCCTGTTGTCCGTCTAACATACTCCATATCATCCGACAATTCCAACTGTCCTGTATGCACATCGTATGGCTGTTCTGCAATGAATGTTTTTACGATATCCTGAAACAGCTTCAGATCTTTTTCCTGGCAACGGTCTGAAATACGAAACTGCTCACCTTCCGGCAAATCAATACACATCAGATATACTGCGTCATAGAACGCCATAAAACGTTCGGGTGCCATCTCATAAAGAGGCATAAGTCGGGCCATAATATCGGAGTGTGTATCGTTCATCAGAATGCAAGCTTATTAGTTGGTGACTCAGAAAAATCACTCTGCGGCACGGATTCACCAGCTGCTTTTCCTATGGTAAAGTATTCAATTCCCCCGGATTTGTCATCTATAACCGGCTTTCCGTCTTTATCCAGGAAGAGGGGTAAACCGCTTTTCGCATCGTATTTATGCGGATTGAATATCCAGCCTTTCCACTCGCAATATTTTTTCAACTTGTCCTTAAATGCCGTAGCACTGATGAATTTGCGTTGCTGCGGATCATAGTTACAGAAGTTGTCGTAAATCTCCTTACGGGGAGTACGGCGGTGGTTTTCTTCGCTGCTAAAATATTCATCCGCCCAGGATATAAGGGTTTCGCCAATTTCTTGTCTGAGCTTACGCTGTTGCAAGCGTTCGCCCGGTGCCTGTACAACTCCAAATTTCAAGTAAAGCTGTATGCAGTTGGCCAACATGTTCCAAGTCAGATTCCATTGGGTGAAATCCCATTCGGAAAAGAACAATACCCCGAAATCATCCATGGGTTTGTGCTGATCATTATAAAAATCGGAAAAAGCTATCAGCCATT